ATATTGGACACAATATCTTCAAAGTCCTTGCACGCCTGATCGGCACGATGGATCTTGTCAATTGTGGCTTGAGAAAGGGCCTTCGTAGTGAAGCAAATGCGGTCAGTATCGTCCGCACAATGTTCCACAACCACCCATTCTTCGGCTGCCGTGTCAAAGAACACGGAAAGAAGCCCCGCCCAGCGCCGCTCTATCTCCGCCTTGATATCTAGCACGTCTTGGTGGTACGTGACGAGCCGTCCTTCGTTGGCGTCGACTATGGAGAGTCCGGGCTGCGCTAGCTTGCGGGGCTTCAACCGATTCATCGTCCTGTAATCCTCACCCGAGCTGTCGCTGCGGTAAGCAGTGCAGCGGGGTATGCAGTGGGAGCTCCGGCAATCTCCACAAGAGGAGAGGTTGTAGCGCTCTGCACGCTCCAAACCTGAACCTTCTTATTGACGTAGTCGAAAGTTAGACGATACCCTGCAATATCGTCTAAGTCGACCTTGTCGATCGTGCCAGTCCCCACTTGGCTGAGGATCGTTGTCGGATCGAAGGCATCCCCACCAGTTGTATAGTTCCCGGTGAAGGTGAGGGTCCCATAGATCTCCCAGTGATCCCCAACTGCATGAGGAGCAGGGCTTGATCCTGACATTCCACTGACTGTTCCGAGCACAATCGTCATACGATCAGCTCCAAACAGTCGCCGCGTCGTCCTGCAGGTTGATGATCTTGCCGAGCCGGTTCCGACCGACAGTTCCGAAATCGTGGTCCGCCGCCAGGTAGGCGTCGAAGTTATCTGTGCGGTCAACGGCACGGCACAGAATCGCGCCGTCGTCGTCCACCCAGTTCCATCCACCCTTGCCGTCCTGCCCGGCATCGAGGTAGATCCACATCATGGCGTCTGCGTTGAGGAACCACATGGTTCCCTTAGGGCAGTCGTCATCGAACACCATCGGCATATCGTTGAAGAGAATGGCCTTGAAGCCGCCCTGCAACGTTACGCTGTCGGAGTCGTTGAACCGCTTCTGTGACTTCAGAGTGTTGACGTAGCGGCGACGAACGCCACGGGTGCTGAGAATGAGCTCAACCTCCGCGTTGCCTGATGCACCAACCTTGTCCACAACCTGCTGTCCTTGGTCTTCCGAGAACGGGTTGCTTGCGGAGTCAACCACGACGCTGTTCCACCAGTTATTGGCGGCAGCGGAGGGGTCAACGCCATGCAGCACGCCAGCTGCGGTACCCGGTCCTGCGGTGTTGGCGATGATGTTACCCAGCCCGTTGATCTCGTTCCCGTACGAACCCGTACGAGTGAGAATGTAGGACGTGGTAGCCGTGATATCCGCACCGGAGTACGTCACGACCTTGGTGCTAGCGTTGATCGCGGTGATGGTACGAGCAGACGCGAGGATCGTGGTTCCGTCGTTCTTGATAATGTCGATGACCATGTTCACCCGGAGGTACTGCACGGTATCGACAGTCACCGTGTTAGAGCCGTCGGCCGTCACGGCAGCAAGCTGTCCGATCTGGTTACCGAACCCCTGACGGTTCACGTCCTTGCGAATGTCTGTGACCATACCCTTGGTCTCAGCTTCGAGCAGGCGGAGGAAGACACCGGGCTGGCGCTCACTCAGCTTGATTGCGTAGCGCGAGAGACGAATCGACCCAAGGTTGTGGTGGAGCTTATCCTTGAGGTCGGTCCATCCCTGCTGTCCTGCCGTCGGGAGTGATCCACCTTCAAGGATGGCTCCCAGGCCCTCGTTACGGGCCATGTGGACCGGCAGCACCCATTCACGTCCGGCGAACTGCACGCCTTCGGACTCACGGGTAAAGCCGCGCCATGGAATCGTCTGACCCTTGCCGCCTTCGCCTGACGAGGAAGGAGTCTTCCCATCATCGTCATCGTCGGCTGCAAACATCAGAATGCAGCGCTGATTCAGCTGCTCGCGGATCGGAGTAAGGTAGTACTCCTTGAGGACCGCGTCAGCATTTGCGGTGGTTTGAGCCATCGCTAGTAGTTCTCCTTATCCCTGAGCTGCGCCCTGAGCCAACATCTGAGCAGCACCAAGAGAGGCATCACGGAAGCCGTCGCCCTTCTTCGAACGCAAAGCTCCTGCGGGTGCTTCTGGTGTACTACCATTGATGGTGGGGGGCTTAGGCCCAGTTCCGTTGGACGCAAAGTCCCGGAGTGTCGCTTCCCTAAAGTTGGTGATCGCCGTAGTGGCAGTAGCCACATCGCCATTATGGGCGATGATGTAGGCGTTCATCATCTCTGGGGTGATAGAGTCGTCCGGGATTCCCGCTGCGACCAGCGTTTGCCGCATACCGGCATGTGCCTGCTCAAGCATCTGAGCATTCTGCGCTTCTGCCTGAGCTGCCTGGCGCTGTTGCTCCTGTTGCTCGTACTGATTGAGCTTCGCTTGCATCTGCTGCGCCCAGGGGGGCAAATCCTCTTGTCCAGGCTGCCCCGCCTGCTGCTGCTCTTGCACCGCAATCAGCTGTTGGAGCTGATCGGGTGAAAACGCAGGATTAGTGATGTGTCCGTCGTCCTTGAGGGATTGTGCCATACCCATCCAGGTTGCCAACGGGTCACGACTGTACCCACTGAGAAACCCGACAAGATTCTGGACTTGATCTGGAGACACAGACTCCATCAGTGCCTTGTATGGGGCGTTACTCTGCTCCATCCTTGTGATGTAACCTTGCATATCCTGCAAGTGAGGTTGGAGGAGTTCACGCTGACCTTCGGGAACGTTGGGGAACCTTCCCCAGAAGTCGCTGTTGCCGCCCTGACCGCCGGTAGGCGTACCTTGTCCGCTTCCTTGACCGCCTGCCGGCGGTTGTGACGCGGGGGGTGCCCCTTGGGCTGGAGGTGCTGCTACTGACGCTTCCATTTACTACCTTTCTGGACGGTGCCTTGTTAGGTCTTGGTCCCTACCGCTACTTCTTGCGGTTCTTAGTCTTTTCGGTTTCGAGCTCTTCGCCCTTACCCGCTGATGGTGAAAAGTGCCCTTTTGATGCAAAGTTGGCCATTGCGGCTTCCTTCGCACCACCGAAGGTCTTGGAAGGACCCCCGCCGGCACCGCCGAGTGTGCTTGGATCAATAGGACCCGCACCCTCGGATGAAATTGGTCCTGCCCCCATATCAGGGGGTCCACCAGGCATTGGTCCTGCTCCGCCCGCGCCCCCAGTGGGGTCGTTGGGGTCGGCACCAGGAGGAGGCATTCCCCCACCAGGACCGTTTGGCGTAGCAAGCCCAGATGTCATATCCTGGCTATCGTCCTGAGCCACAATGGACATTAGGGGCTCAAGCTGCTTCATTACGCCGGTGATTGCCCGCTGAATGGTGGGCTCTTGCTCCTGCTGAGCGAGCTGACCAAGAAGGTCACCCACTTGCTGGAGGATCTGTACACCTTGCCCATCCATTCAGATCGTGCCTCGTCCCCACCCGTTGTTCTCTTCGAGAGGCTTGACCTGATCGGGGGTCGCAGTGAGGGTATCACTGCGCCCGTCACGAGTCAGTAGCACGTACTGATACACCTTGGCGAATCGTGACTCCACACCGCCCACAGCAGCGATCATCGCCTGAATGGGGTCAGTGTAGAGAATCGACTGCACAAGGCCCATGCGTCCGGCCTCGGGATGGTCACCTGTGATCTGCACACGCTGGCCCACGAGCAAGTTAGTCGTCTGACCGGCTTCATCAGCCGCTGCTTCGCTCTCAGGTGTTGACTTAGCCGCTTCATACTCTGCTTCACCATGAGCACCTGGGTCAGCTGCTGCTGCACGAAGCCCCGCATCGCTCTGAGCGAACGGTGAGGGCTGAATCGACCCCTGCGGACGCACCTCAGGGACCTGCTGAGGTTCAGCGGGGCTCTGATCAGTCGCAGCTGCCTGCAACTGTCCGACTAGCGGGGACGTTTCGACCGGTACAGAGGAGGTATCGGTCGGGAAGGTCTCCGTCGGGGTATCGGGGGTCGACAAAGAAGAGTCGGACGCCGGACTTGCTAGCGTAGACGAATCTTCGAGGTCGATAGGGTTTAGTTCCCTCCCACGGGTCGGGACGGTCTCTTCATTTGTTTCCATGTTTGACTCCTTGGGACTGGATTAGGGCGATTATACCCTATTGAGGTTGGGCACCCATGACGCCCGAGGGCGCTGCACCTCCAGGGGGACCCTGTGGTAAGCTTTGTGCTCCGGCAGATGCAGGATTGCCAACAGCAGCGCCTGGCGGAGGAGGTCCACCGGGACCAGCATTGAGCTGAGTCGCTTGTGCGGCTTGTTGCTCCTCATAGTACGTATGCTCTTGGTCATGCTCCTCGAAAAGCTGCTGAAGTTCTGGTGAAAGGTCGAAGTATGTAGCGGACTTCATGAAGTTTCTATGCACATAGTGATGTGCTGGATGGTTATACCACTCCTTGACGCCTGGATCATCGCCACCTTGCAGTTGCTGGTTCTCACGCTCTGCTTGGTCAATGTCGACTTCCCATTCATCGGGATCACCTTCGGAAAGTTCAAGCATCTGACGCACCTTGCGGGGATCTTGCTCAATTTTGCGGTCCCAAAGGTCCAAGATGTACTGCTGTTTCGCTGCTTTAGACCTTGGAAGAGCCGAACCTGCTTGACATACAACTGCCTGGGCGCCTGCAAGCATCGAACCAGTGAAGTCAATGATCTCAATGTCTGAATGGTTCTTATAGATGGCCACAGTACGGGAGGTTGTGTATTTCTCAGCCATCAGGCGGAGCATTTGGTACGCTACATCTGCCATTGTCTCCTCAAACTCCTGCACGGTGACTCCCAGACGGGTGTCATCTTCCTCTTGTAGGTACGCAATGGCTACACCTGATCGTGCCCCAGGGGGTACTTGCCCCTGAGACACATCGCCTTGTCCTGAAATCTCCTGAATCTGGGTGCCTAGAATCGTAATGAGGTCGGTAACATACTTCGGCATCTCCGGCATCTCAATGGGCTTTGGTTCCGGAACATTCGGCATGTAGTTATACTCTATCCTCATGCCTGGGCGGTTCTGAATCTCTTTGGTAATCTGCAATTGCTTGGGAATCAACCACGGCGGATTCGCCATGAGGTTACGATTCTCTAGCAACTGCGACTCAGTCTTAGATAGCTCAAGAACAGGAGGCTTCAAAGACTGAAGAATACTCATCGGGAACTGAGACACAGGGAAAGGAATGTGGCCCATCATGTGGATAGGTAGCTTTCCATGTGAGTACTCGAAGGCGACCTTTTTGATGATGCAGTCTTTGTTGAAGACAAGGCAAAGGCCGTCGGGGAACTTAGGATGACCCGGCTTGACCCATAGCTGATGGATGATGGCCATCTTCTGTACGTGTACGGGACGTGCAGCAAGACGCCCTGTTAGATCGAAGCGACCGATAAGACGTTGCTCGATGATACCTGGAAGCGCGTTCTGGTCGGCATCGACGTGACAGCCCCATCGACGATATACCTCTTCTACGTCCATCACTGTGGAGTAAATACACCATGAGGCATCATCAAAATGGTTGGTACTAAAGTCCCACATAATCTCAAAGGGCGAAACGTCTTTGACGATGATCTCCCCTTGTGGGAGCTGCCGATATGTGGGCTTCTGACCTTGAGCCTCGAGCTGTTGCTTGTAGAGCTCGATCGCACGCGGGTCGAATATGGGATTCCCTCCTGAATCAAGCAGTACGTCAATCGTACCCAACTTGGTTTCATCCCAGTCTACGAGCATCCCGCCCATTCCGCAAGTCAGAACCCACATCAACATGCGCCGTCGAATACGAGCCATCTTCCATTCTCGCTCGACGTAGTTATTGAGAAGCTTATCGCCGACCTTTGCAGCATTGAGATCTGTTTGGTCACTTGACCTCGCAAGAACGTCCATGATCGGGCGGTTCTTCGTGAGCTTTGCTAGCTCAATTCTGACTGCAGGCTGGGCAAGGTTGATGGGAATCCTTACACGATGGTCTGCACGCTTGACTGGCTCAACGAGTCGACGCTTATGGATGTCCCACTCGACCCAGAAGTCACCCATGTAAACTGCCATGTTCTCCCACCAAACGCCTTCCCAGTGACGTCGGCGTCCCATACCTTCACTATGAAGCGCAAGTCCCCAACTTAGGAGCTTTATATCCTCTTGGGAGGTTGGAGGCTTCTTGATGTTCGGTGCGAGGTCAGCGATTTCGTCAGCCATGGTTCCTCAAATCTGGCGGGGTCGCTTCAACGCTAAGCGCCGAGGAGAAACGCCGCGGAGCGCCCCCGCCCTCACGAGCGAGGAGGTCAAACTCGCTCATGAGCTTGGGCCTCCCGGACCACCGGCAATCGACTTCAACGCGGCTAGTTGGAGGCGAGATTGAATAGCTGCCTTCTGATCGGGAGGTGTTCCCGGGTCTTGTAGCAACTGAATCATTTGAGTCATGGCATCTGGGTCTTGACCTAGTTCTTGACCCGACCCCATAACTGCTGAAAGATCTGCATTACTCATACTTGCTGTACCGCCTGGGGAAGGGGCTCCACCCGCTCCCGCTGGACCAGGCCCCGCAGTCTGTCCAGGAACGGGACCAGGGGGCGCAGCGGGAGCAGGTGAAGGGGATGGAAGGGCCCCACTAGGGGTACCCGTCGCAAGGGGTGACTGACCACTACTACCCGCCCCACTCAAGGCAGCAGCAAGTATAGCTCGTGCATTGATTGGAGTAGCCATCAAACCTCCGATAGGTCTTGTGGGGGGCTTAGTCGTGCTTCCTCTGCCTCACCGAGGTATGAAACGTCGGCAGGCTCACGGTCTTGAAAGGCTCTGGTTGTGACCAGTGATACGGGGGAGGCAAGTGCCATGACACGATCCTCGAGGTCCTTTATGTGCTTACCTAGTACTGTAAGAATGGCTAGGATAGTGGCCACAAGAATGGCACATAGTACGCAGACGATTAGGAGGGCAGCAATCATGTCCACACCTCGGCAGCAAGGAGAGTCAATGATACAGGAAGAGCAGCGATTGTAGCTGCATCGACAGGCTCCCCGAATATCCCAACCGTGTCGATTCCGTTAGTGCAGATGAGTTCAAGTTGTGCGCTGTCACCCGCCCATGTTTGACCTCCCGGCGTCTGGGAAGACTTGAACTGGGCAAAAACCTGCCCGTCAAGTAGCCATGTAAATACTCCTGTATCCCAGATCACTTCAAACCAATGCAACTCATCCCCTAGATCTTCACTACTCTCAGGTGCTCTACCTGAGTAACTAGAACTTGACCACAGTTGGGTTGAGCCGTTCCATTCATGGTAAGTTGCCTGAACATCATAGGGATTGAAGCGGTTGTATTCGGCAACATCAACCTCGAGACCCGTCGACCCAGACTGTTGGTCGTGACCTAACCAAGGGCCGCCCCATACCCCTTGCAATGCAGGTGGAAGCTTGCATAGGAATCTTACACGACAACCTACCGTTGCAAGGTAGTTTGTCCCAGTCGTGACGCCTCCCCCCTGGTAAGGCGTCGACCCTGAATAGGGTTCGGTCGCCAGCAAGCATCCTACACCATTCGGTGTCGAG